GTTTCTTCAATTCGCTCAATCAATTGATTGCGTTTTTGATCCACTGTGATGATCTGTGCTGATCTGCCATCCGCACGCACAAAACCTCTAATTTGTACCTGTATGGTGCCTCGTCTTGAACCACCCATTGCATGATCTTCTCTTATTTCATTGCCTGTGGTCACTAGAATAGCAGGAAATTGTGTGATGGCCAATTTTAACACATCAAAAGGTTCTCTTGTCACAAAAGTAGGCTTTGGATGATCCATATCCTTCAGCACTTCTATGATATTTTTTGTGGCGTATTCTCTGTTTGACATCTGTTACCTCTTAAGGCGCAGATGATGAGTAGGTGTTTTTTCCGACTCTGTTACTGTGCCTGATGAATCACGATCATATTCAACTCCATCACGCAATACTAGATCAAATTCTTGTTCGAATTCTTGTCTGTAATGGATCATCTTTCTTTCGAAGATGTCTTGATCTGGTTCAAATTTTGCTAGTTTGGGATAGATATGGTAACCCAAACAATGGTAACAAGCGGCTCTGGTCAATTGGCTGGCTGTGTATAAATCTTCATCTGGTTCAACTTGTGCACCTGCGAGATATTTTACATCATACAATCCAATCTCTTGTGTTGGCCACCATCGAATACGCAACAGTCGGAAAACATCTTCTTGTGCTCTGGTAATTTCTTGATCAAAATCTGGAATACCATAATTTAAGATATCCGGCTCGTATTCTTGTAAGTCTGAAATGGTTAATAGTGTTATTGCCATTTGGGTTCTTCCCTTCTATATAATTTTTTTTTGAAAGCAAGTGCTACTTGCCTTGATATGATTATTTATACTTTTGTCAAAAAGAAAGGGCGACAAATTTCTTTGCCGCCCCAACTGTGAGTTTGTATGCCTCAGTAGTATTTATTATACAGACGCTGAACCAACGATACCTACACCGTATGCATCGAATAATTCTGCAGAACCATATGACATGGAACCTACTATTTCCTCGGCTCTCAAACTAGCGTCGCGTTCGATTTCTAGTCTGATATTTCTTTTGATCATGAAACCAATAGCATCTGATGTAAATGCAAGACCTACAAAGTTGCCTGTGCCTGATACAGAGTCATTTGTGTCTGCTCCAACCACGGTGCTGTCAAAAATATTTGCACCTGCGATTGTGCCCACAAAACCCGTTCTCAATGCTTGATTACCTAGATCTGACAAGCTCGTCATGTTTGCGTTACCTGCACCTGTCAATTGTTTTTTCAATGCAAGTGTTTGATAGGGGTGTAACACGATATTTACTTGTCCCTGAGCGTTTGCGTTTCTAAGTTTTGCAACAGCATCAAAAATTGTGTCCACATTTACTGCGTCACCTGCCGCACCAACTCTTTGTGAGAATGATGGGAATAATGCCGCGATGTCTGTGTCCACTTTCTTTGCCATAGCATCACCTAACTGTCTACCAATAGCCGCCGCTAAATCTTCTTGAGCCGCTTCTTTAGCCACATCAGTTAAAAGCACTTTCGCACCTCTTTCAACTGCTGTCATGGTTGCTTCAGTTGTGTTGAACGCTGTGTTTGCCGTGATGTCTGTGTTTTCAGTCAAATCTGCGGCTGACACTGCGGGGTACTTGGGAACAGTGGATACTAGTCCTGGTGTTCCTGTCATATCATATTGTCTTACAAGCGGTCTGATCACTGTACCTTCTGAGTAAGTGTACAAAGCACTTTGGACAATATTTGTGTACAGTTCCGATGTTACTGTACTTGTTATTTCATTAGCCATATTATTGTCTCCTTAATGGTTATGTTTATACTCGAATGCCTTTTGCCGCCATGATCTTTTTGTATTGAGCACGGTGCTCTGGGTCATTCATGTTTAGTTTACCTATATCATTGTCCACCAATTTGTTCTGCTTGCCTGCGCCTTGTCCTGTGCCTGAACCGGATGGTCCTGCTGAAACAAAGTGCGGGTTTGCTTGAAGAAATTCTGATACCAAGTCTTTCACTTGTATGGGCTCGCCCTGATCGTTGTATCTCACTTGCCCTGTTTTTGCGTCAATCACATCAACTATGCCTGTTTCATTCAACTTCAATTGTCCTTTCAGCAACTGTGAAACCTGTGTAGGGTTTATTGCTTTAAGGTTTGAAGCCTCACTTAACAGAGTGCCATCGACCTTGATTGAATGAAGTTCTGACTGGTATTGTTGGATTTTAGAATTAAATTTGTCTGCTTGTTCTTTCAACAATGCTTCGAATTCGCCTCTTTTTTCCAAGTCTGCCTGTCTTGCCTTGTCTTCTTTCTCGATCAACTTGTTGTAGTGATCAACATCTACGCCTGAATACTTTTTATCGTATTTGGCTCTTTCCCTCTCCAATCTAGCATGAATTTGTCTTTCAAGTTCTTGTTGAGTGAAAGTTTTTGTTTCAGTTGTTTCTTCACTAACTGGTGTTTGTGCCTGCTCTTTGGGTTCAGTTGCAGTTTCCTGAGTTTTTACCGCTTGTGTTTCTGCGTTCATTGTTATATGTCCTCTTTGTTTTGAGTTGAGTTCTACTCACCTACATATTTGTAGTGATACTGTTATTTATTATCGCTTCTTCTTTTTGCCTCTAGTCGTTGATTTTTTTGTTTTATCTTTACGACTAGACATGCGTTTTCCTCTTGTACCTGGCATGATTGTCCCTCCTATTGTTAATTTAAATTTTCTTTTGAAAGGTTTTTGTCCTGACAGTGCAGAAACGGATGTGCTGGTGATAGCCATTATCTGCCTTGACCTCTGTATTTCTTATGGTTGCGTTTTTCTGACTTGTTCATTCTCTTCTTGTGTCTGCCTAATTTTTTTGGTTTAGGTCTGATTTCAAAATCTTTAAACTTGATCTTGGCCATTGTTGAACAGTTGTGCTAGTTCTGGATGTGTGGTTTTGATTTCTTCATCTGTGTAACCTGCTTCAACCATTTCTCTCAAATGACTCACTAGATCATCTGCTGTGGTAACAGGTGTGTGTTGAATCATGTCTTTGCTTGGCGCATTTTCTTTTTGCCATTCTTCGTACCATTCTTTGACTTCTTCGTATGGTCTTTCTGTGATTGTTTCCAACATCATTTTTTCCACTTTGGCTTGGATGATTGGATCTTGTAAATCTGCATCTTTTACCATTTTTAACATATTGATGTCATTGGCTTTGTCCTGTATTGAAAATGATCTAGGATAACGAATTTCACCATCGAATGCTGTGCCTTGATACATGGCATAATATCGCCATAACTGTTCTTCTGCCAACTCTAGATTTGCCGCAAAGTCGGCCAATTTGGCATTCAACATTTGAAATTCTGTCTGTAAGCCCACGCCGCTCATGCGCCGTGACTCTATGCTACGGATGCCCCCTAGGCATGCCATTCTATCAATTGCATCAACTTTTTTGTCTATGCTTTTTAACACTGAATCAATTGATGAACCATTTGGCTGAAGCAAATATGGTCGTAATTGTGGGTCCATAGTTTCTGGCATCTGTATGATTGCACCTGCACCTGCTGATGCTTCTACCGAAGCCGTTTTTACTAGACTGGGATGATTGGTCAATCTGATAATTTCTTGTACTTCACAAAATTCTTCATAAATCGCTTTTGACATATCTGCTATGTCGCCCACCGTTGATACACCTATGCCTCTGATGTTGCCTCTCTGTGCATATACACACACAGCAGGAATACGACCCAATTCATTTGGAAAAGTTTCTATGTATGCACCTTTTTTGTCACTACCATACAATTTGTACACATTGATTTCATCTAGTGTGTATTCTCTGATGAATTGTTCATTTTCTATAATTTCTTCTTTCACTTTCAAATAGGTCAATTGATACAGACCGTTGGCTTGTCTTTCATATTTCCAATCCAACACATTGTCTGGTGTGAACATTGACACATAAGGTCTTATTTCTTGTTCTAATTCTTCTGCTCTGGTTTTTGCTTGTGTAGTAGGTTTGTCCATGATTACCCAACAATTTCCATATACCATGGCCATCGTGCTGGCCTCTTTAATGAATGATTCAAATGATCGGCCATCTAAATCTGCATCTGCCATAAAATTTTTTATTGTGGCATCTGAATCTAAACTGCCTAAATTTCTTTGTGGTTGTTTTCTAAATAAAAATGAATTGTAAATGCCCACAATGGATTTAACATGGTTATCAAATGGAACCATTCTTAATCTTTTTTCGTATTCTTCTCTTGATTCATAGTAGTATGGTTCCATGTATCTACCCATGAAATAATCATAACCACCTGTGTAAGAATCACCTAAAAATGTCCATCTATTGATGTAATATTTGTAAGCCTCGTGTGCTTCTGTGATATAATCAACTGCATATCTAGAATCACCTTTGATTAATCTGTCTCTAATAACCGGCATGTGCTACTCCTTGTTTTGATGTGTGTCCTGCAAAAGACCATCTTTGTGGTGCTGTGGTTTTGTTGTTGGTGGTTACAGGATATAAGAATTCAATCAAATATCCCACAGCATCAGCCATGTGTACATGTTCATTTTGATCTATTATGTTGGATTCTGGTTTGTATTGCATTGATTCTAAACTTTTAATAATTTGTTTGCATTTTGGATCAACAAAAAGACTTCTTATGCCTTGTGAGTTTTTCAACTTACTATTTACAGCATTTATTCTATCTCTTATTGCTGGATTGGACATCTTGACATTGACTTTAAAACCTGCGTTTTGCAAAATAGAAATATCTGTTCTGCCACCTGCAGAAGTTTTTCTCTGTCTGCCTGCCGCATCTGGAAAAATTGTGATTCTTGAATTTGGATATCTTCTTTTGATTTCGTCACATATTTCTTCTGTGTTGGATTCATTGATGCTGATTTCATCAACAAAATACACAGCATTGTTTTGTATGACAGATATTGCCACACTCATTGGCGAATAGTTAAAGTCCATACCGCAATAGATATCTTTGGTGTCTAGTCCTGTTAAAGGTTTAACACATTCTTGCCTGTCAAAATTATAATACACCATGCCCGAAAATGTTAAGAATGAAGCCAAATATTCCTGTTCAAATGTTCTAGCATCTAAATCTCTTTTGGCATCTTCTATTTCTTTTTTGTCCACTTGTCCACCATCTATGGTTTTATATGTAAATGCCTCCCAACCGTCTGAATTTTGTGCTTGGGTGTACATGGAATGGCTAAAGGACCCAACTCCGCGGGGAGTTCCGATAAACAGTGCCTTGCCTTTTCTGTCTGACAGTGTGGGTCTTAAAACTGCTGTCCATAATTCTGGATCTAAATCCTGATACTCGTCAAGCACTAAAAAATCCACCCCTAACCCCCTGAGTGCATCCCTGTTCTCGCCGCCCTTGAGATATATTTTTGATCCTGATTTCAATCTGATGGTTAATTCTGCTTCGTTGGTTTGTTCAACCCATCTTAATTCTTTTAACTTTGCTTTCAAATTTTCCCAGGCAATGGACTTCGCCATTCTGTAGGAAGGTGCGATATACATCACTTCTTGATTGGTCATGGATGCGTGTTTTGCCAACTCTCTTATTGCACAATGAGTTTTGCCAAACCTTCTGCCCGTCACGGCGACCCGAAATCTTGCGGAACTATCGCATATTTTTTTTTGTGCTTCACTCAATGACATATTATTGATCGTCGCTCCATGGTAGAGGTTGCGTAGCCACAGCATCTTCTGGCGAATCTTTTTGTCCTAGGTACTGTTTGCCAAGCCAAATTTGCATTCTGGTGTCACCATTCAATGCTTTTTCAAATTGAGCTCTTCGCAATGATTTTTTGCCTGCTTCGCGACCTTTTTCAATTTTATTTTTGTATTTTTTTTCTAGAGCTTTTAGACTGATACCGATTGCATGTGCAATTTCTTGATTGGAACACATCATTGCCGCCAATCGAAAAATCATTTCCGGATCAACCTTTTTGCCTCTATGATTATCTTTTTCGTCCATTATGCTAATTGTCTTTCCAATACTTTGATTCTAAAATTTCTTGAATCTTTGTTTCCGTTTGATGTTTGTATGCTGTATTCTAAATTGTAAATGTTGCCTGCTGTGCCGCCTGATATGGTGGCTGTTGCAATATAACTTGTGCTGGTAGAACTGTCCACAACCAATGGTGCGGCATCGCCTGAAATTGTTTCTGCTGTGACAGAGAGTGTTGCAATTGTGTCATTGACTGGCATCCAATTTTGCCAATCTAAAGAATAATCTAACACAGCATATGGATCTTTTTCGATATAAATGCCCACTCTGTCTTGTTTAAATCCTGTTAGTGTTGCCATTATCCTTCTCTCCTGTCTAATATACCTGCTTCGTCAACAAGTTTGAGATGTTGAATTTCATAAATCCTTGTTTCACTAGGTACAATGTATGATCTTGTTTCTTGTTCAATTTTATTTATACGACTCTCTGTAGGAATTGTGTATATCCTATAAGGATCAAGCACAAAAGTTGTTCCTAGTATTAAAGTTGATGCCGCAAAAGGTAAAATTAATTCACCTTCTGCCAATAACCCACCATTTATAATTGTTGATGCCTGTGATGTTGCAACAATTCTTCCGCCTAGTGTCAAAATGATGCCAACATCTGGAATTGATAACTGTGCCGATGCTGTAAAATCTGCTTCGGCTGAAACCACTATGATTGCATCTGATGTTAATGTACCTTGTGCTGTAAAATCGGAAGCAAACTGTTTGATTCTTAATCCTTGTGTGTCAACTGTACACTGTGGTTGAAATTGTGCGGCTCCCAATGCTGTTTTGATAGGTGTTGGCGTAACTGTTAAAGAACCTACAAAATCTGATTGGCCATTTGCTGTGATTGAAGCATCAGCAGTCTGTGTGGAAGCACCTTGTACGATGGCACTGCTCAATCTTATTCTGTCGGCTGAAGCAGAAATAGATGCACTGCCTAGTTTTAAAATTATGCCTGAAGCAATGGTGTTGGCAGACAATGTGGCATCAAGCACACCGCTCAAATTGACCGCACCTGCAAAATTTGCTCTTGGTGTGGCAGTTACAGTGCCTTGTGCTGTAAGGTTTGCAGAGGTACCTAAAAAGATTCCTCCCAATGCAACAAAATTGTCTTGCCATTGTTCTTGTCTGGGCGAATACCATGTGCCCATTTCATCCCATGACAAGCCTGAAATATTACATTCAAACTGTGCAGAACCGTATTGGATTTTTGTTGCCGTGGCTGTGACTGTGGCCTGGTTTGATAATGTTGCAGATGCGTCTCTGGTTGCTACAACATAACCATTGGCCACATATCCATCTTGAACATAAAGGATATCCGCCACTGGTTGACTCCTTGACTATTACGCAAGTGTAATGGTCAAATTTCCCGTGCTGATCTGAAAAGAATCTCCGTCCTGAATATCCTTGGAAACAGTGAGTTGGCCATATGCTAAGATATTCCCCTCTCCTGCTGAATCTGTTACACCATCTGCATCAATTATGGCGCAGGCTACAATGGTGCCCCAATTTCCGCCTGATGCTGTGAATGTTATATTCCCTGTGTTGGATGTTGATCCTGTTCCAACAGATGTTGCTGAAAAAGTTGCAGTCTGTCTGGTGTAACCATTTCCTGCCACTTCATTGGTTAAGATTCCTTGTTCTAAATTTTCCAAAGTGTTTCCTGTTGAATCTGATGCTGTGAACAGTGCAACATAAACACTAGAAGGTGCAGTAAAAGTTGTTGTACCTAACAGATGGTCAAGTAACTTGGCTTCTGCGTAGTTTGACAATGCCGACATGTTAATTTCTCCTTATAAGGTTGTTGTTTGTTGTTTGTTGTTATAACACGATTATTTATACGACACTGACGCCCAATCTCAATGTTCCACTCACAGTCTTTGTGGTGAACACTGTGCCTCGTGCTCTGCAAAACAGTGCAGGCACATACGGAAATCCTACATTGCCTGAATACACTTCTTCATTTTGAAAATTGTTAAATGTGCTACCATTGAACACATTGATATCTTCTGCGTTACCATCTGATGGTGGTGGATTAAAAGTGCTTCCCATTAATAATCCCACGGTGGTAATATCAACTGTGGAACTGTAATTTTGTAACACACTGAAACTGTATGTGGTATTGTTGAGTAAAGTGAAATAATCAATACTGCCTGAACTGACTGCTTCACCAATTATGCCATCTGGATCGCTCACAATGGTTGCACTGGATGTGTTGTAACTGAACAGTGTTGCGCCGCTGTATGAAAAACCTCCAAATTCTATAATTGCTTGAGGTCCACCGCTCACAGCAGTCATCATGCTGTTGAACAGAGGCATTATGTTCTCTTCAAATCTTGTATGATATTGCCATACAGATTTGTTCCATCACTCACGAAACTTAAAACATCCACGGCGTTTGCCGCTGTGCTGATTGTGGGTGCCGCACCTGCGGGGAATTTGTATGTGTTGTCAAATGTCAATGTGTATCCACCTGTGCCATCCTGTTTCACAATCAATGTGTACACACCACCTGCCTGTTGATTGTCTGGAGCATCCAACTGTGAATTGGCAGTGAGTGTCAATATGCCCACCTGTTGTGTGTTTAGATTCCATGCAAAAGCATTGGCACTGTCTGTGGTCAATGTGGCCTGTGTGAAATACTGTTGACTGGTGAATGCTTGAACATCTTGTGTGGCCACCAATGTTTTTCCATCATATGTTGCGATGATAGAATTTACATTGTCGAAATTTGTTTTTATATTTGCACGAGCTTGTGAAATCTGATCTGTACCTTGGTCCACATTGGCAGTAGAAACTGCTGTGATACTGGGAAATGTTGGCATTGTGTGTCTCCTTTATGCTATTTATTGAAAGAATGCAGAATTATCATCCAAGATGTCTGTTTGTCCATCTCTGCCTTCTCCATGTATCAACAATCTTGTGTTTGCATCATTCTTAAATTTTTCTGTAGGCACAGTTAAAGATGCACCTGAATATCTTGCCACATCTGAT